CACGTTCCGTGGGGCGATTCGACGCAAAACCTCTGGTTCAATCCGAATGCCGCAGGTGGCAACGGTGCGCTGGTCGCATCGCCGGGCGCACTCGGAGCACCGGGCAATGGAACAACTTCAGTCGCCTACGGCATTATGGTCGGAGCGCAGGAATTGGCGGTGTCATTCGGCGCGGTGGACATTGTGGACAGCGAGCCGATGCGGGTCAATTGGTACGAGGAATTGCTGGATGCGGGCAACGATCTACGAGTGACGCTCACCATGATCTACGGCTTCCAGCGGACGATCTTCTACGGCCAGACATACGCTGGTATCGGCCTTTACAGCTTCGCGTCGCCGACAGGAGCATAAGGAGAAACGATCATGGCACAAGTTAATTGGTACGCTGCTGATTACGGCAACACGCCGCCGCAGATGCAGCAATTCACGCCGGTCGTGCGACCTTTCAACGTCCAAGTCAATACGACCGCCGGAGCCAGCTACGGGACACAAGGCTATGCGCCTGTTTCGACGCTTACCTCGACCTCCCCAGATCAGATTCATCTTTGCACTCTGCCCGCTCAGGGCTCAGGCATCGTGATTCTCGATTGGTTTCTTGACTGCGGGGAACTCGATACTGGCAGCCATGCGCTCGTGATGGAACTCGGCCTTGCGCTTTTGACGCTGGACCCGCTACAGAACACCGCACAGGCATTGGGCTTCTTCGCAACCGGGATCACGCCGGGAGCTGGTGGCGGTCAGGTCAGTCCGCAATACGCCGGACTCAGTGCCACGATTGTCAGCGGTGCCGTGCCCTATACCATCGCGGATGGATTGCCGAATACCAATGGCGGTCTCTATGACTTGGTGCTGACGGTGACGACCTCGGCGGGTACTGTGTCGGCAACCGCCGCGTACATTCGCGGATGGATTCGATACGCACAAGTCTCACAACCTTGGGCCAATTAGGCAAATCGGCGAGGACGTTGAGCAGTACGGAGCCAAAGATCGTGACGACCAGCAGCATCGAGATGTTTGTACCCAGCCTTGAGCAGTTCGGCTATCGGACGCTTGATGATGAGATATGGCAAAATCTCGTTGATGAGAACGATGGCCGGATTGGTCGAAACCATCCAGCGGTGCATTTTCATTTTTCCAAAACGATTCAGCCGATGATCGGTGCAGACGTTGCCAGCAGGAATTTTCTTGTGGAGCCAGTCGACGACTTCGCGATTCGTATTGCCGATAGAAATCCAGATTCGGCAGCGATTTGTCATTACTCCAGCCCGACGTTCTTTGGCAAAACTGATATTCCCCTCGCCATCGAGAAGACCGGCAAGATACCCCCGCTCTGCCTCAGTCAGTTGCGAGATAATGGTATCTTGATCGAATCGTCTTCGATGCGAGCAAAGGCCGAGTCTCTGCATTTTGTTGGCTATCGCATTAGGACTGCGGCCAAGTTGATCAGCCAATATTCTCAAATTCGGATGCGGGCTTGGCGCTTCGTAAAGAAACTGAAGATCACGTTTTGTCCAGCGTGGGCATTTATGGCTCTGTTGCATGTGGATACGCTAACACATCCAACAGCAGGAGTAAAATAATGGCATCATCTGAGCAGAGAAGTGCGGACGCTCTAGAGCGAATCGCAAAAGCGCTTGAGTATTTCATGGAAGACGAAAAGCAGCGCAAAGCAGAGTACACCAAAATCACCGAACCGGAAACACTTGCGCCACCTCCGGTTACTCCTCAAGTACCTGAGCCGCCGTCATCTCCTCCGTCTGCTCTGGCGCAAGCAGTGACACCTGCGGAAACAACGTAATGGCAGTCGATCGAAAAAGCCTCGCAATGCGCATACCGACTGAGGTGCCTTTTGAGGGCAAGGGTAGTTGGCAAGTCAGCGACGAAAACAACGAGCCGCATTCGGAAGAATATTACCCGGATGGATTCTATGCGCCGGATTACGTTCGCCGGGGCGTACCAAGCGAGATGAACCTTGACCGGATGATTTCGCCGGTTCGGGCAGATCGCGAGAATGGCTATCTTCCCGGTGCGGTGCGTACCGACATCCCGTGGAACTTGCCATCGCATGAGCGCAAGCGGCTGGAAGTCAAGGCTCAAGCGGAAGAACTGAATCGCAAAGAGGCGGCGCATCGTATGCGCGCGCGATCGCTCAGAATCACCGAAGGTAACGTAACTGGAGGCTTTACAGGCCCACCCGACCGGGTGAGGTAGGAGTATTTATGGCGACGAAAAAGATGGGTTCGATTTTCGGCGGTCTATCTGATCGCGGTCCCGGCACGAAGGGTATGGACGGCACACAGGAAATCGCTGATCCAAATCTCGAAATCGGAATGAATCGGCCTCTGTGGTATCGCGACCGTGCGGGCTTCGGCACGTCCGAAGACATGACTACTGGCGGACGCACCGCAGCTTTCGGCAGTTTCGCCGGTCCCGAAGTCGGCGAGAACTATCAGGAACCGATGGGCGAGGATCGCGCCAAAGTCACCTACGTCCGCTCGAATGCGATGAAGCTGATGGACGGGCCTGGCGAGATGGCGGCTGGCGAACGCGGCGGAATGGTGTCTGAGGCTGCACCGCAGAACTACAGTGCGGCGGGAAAGGAGTAAGCCGTGGCGAAGAAGAAAGGCAGCAAGAAGAAAAACAAAGAGTGCTGATTTATGCCCGCGAAGACGGAGAGGCAGCGTCAATTTATGGGCGCGGAACTTCGCCGCAAGCGGGAGGGCAAGGCTACTGAAACAGGGATGAGCGAAAAGCAGTTGGCCGATTTTGCGCGTAAGCCGAAAGGCCATCACGCACACGGCAAGGCGCATCACGCTTATGGCTAGAGAGAAATTCATCGATCCAGTCGGCAGTGACGAATACGACTCCGGACTCAAGGGCAATGCCTGCGTTAACTTCTTTGGCGGCTCAACGGGGCTGTTGGAGTCGAACAAGATCGTACTGATCGAGGGCACGGGAACGCCGCCGCCGAGCGAGCACCCTATGAAACAAAATCTGGGCAATCTCCGCTGGTTCAACGACGAAGCGTGAAATGAATGCCGAATCAGCAAGGGCAGTTGACATGGGCCGATGTGAAAGGACAGGTTGCATTCCGCCTCAATCGGTCAACTCTCGATCCCGCCTTCATCCAATTGATGGCCGAAGAGCGTGCGGACATTCTCGCGTCCGAAGGCTACTACCCGTCGCAGATCACCGACACGTCGATCACGACTCAACCCGGCCAATACATGTACTTGCAGCCGAAGGGCACCGTGAAGATTCTCATGGTGCGCTTCTTGCTCACACAGGTTTGGATACCGCTCTCATGGGCGCGGCGCTACGAGGACATCCTGCTTGCCGATCCGGTGCAGCCGCCGTTTACCGCGATCCCAAGTTCGGCGCGGTCATTCGGCAGACTGCTCAGATTATTTCCGACACCAAACGGGCAATATCCGCTCGAATTGTCGCTGGAAGCAGCGATCCCGGTGCCGACCGACGATCAGGACACGGAAAGTTTTTGGGTGAACGAGGGCCGTCCGCTCATGATCAATATGACTTGCCAGCATATCGCGCAGGAATATCTCCGCGATCCCGACCGGGCGGCATTGCATGAGAAGTCGGCGAACGAAGCAAAGGATGCGCTTGAGGAACAGACGCATACTCGGAATGGGCCGGTCGTTTTAGACCCGCACTACTAAAGAGAGGAATCGAAATGAAAAGCAAACTGCACTACATCGTTCTTGGCCTGATCGCCTTGATCGTGACGGTGGGACTCGTCACAAATCCGCCGGGCAGCGCGCGCGCCGGTTATTCGGGTTCGACGCCGGTTGCGGTTGGCACGGCTACGCCTGTCGTCGTCATACAGGCGGGCAACAAGAGCCTTCTCACTCTCTGTAATACGAGTGCGGCCAACACCGCCTACTGCCTGGCTGGACCAGCCGCGAGCATCGGCGTCGTATCGAGCACCAACTGGAATATCATCGTTCCCGCCGCCGTCGCGTCGGCTGGCAACAGTTACGGCGGATGCTGGAATTCGCCGCTGCTTCAGAAACCGACTCAGTTGGGTCAAGGTGTTGCAATACCGGACCAGATAAATTGCATCGGGAACGGCCCGATTACGATGCAGTATTACTATCGTTAACTGGACGGAATTGGCACGGATGAATGCCTGTACCGACACCCAGAACGAGCACGCCATCGCAGCCAACGAGGTATAGCGATTACGCGCCTGATACCGATCCGATCACGCCGGGTAATGTCCAATCCTCATTTGGCTATTATCCCTCAGAGAAAGGGTTTCGCACTTTCCCCGGCCAGCGCGTTCTAGGTTCCGGCCTCCCTTCTACTTGTCTCGGCGCGTACAGCGGCATTCTGCTGACGCTGCCGACCGCCACGGTTCCCGCGCCTCCATCGACACCAATTCTTGTCGGCGCGACTGCGCAGGGGCTTTACGTTGCCGATGCGAACAGCAATATGAAAGTGTCCCAGCTTGGATTTCTGAACGGGACAGGCACGAATCCGACAAATCGCTGGCGCTTTGCAGCCTATGGACAGGATTTGCTTGCGGTCAACGGCG